GCTAACCAAAGCCAGCGCTCCATCCATTACTAGAGCGCAGGTATTTATATACCCCTCCGCAGGGGTTGGAGCGCCTCAGCACTCCAGCACTTCTGTCGGATCAGGGTCGAAGGGGGTATAAATACCACCCGTGACCCAGGCCCTCATGTACTCGTCGTACGAGGGCCACCCGGAAGGGAATACTGCCTGCTTGTGCATCTCTAGATTGTGCTCCTTGCAAAACTGTTCACATAAGTTCACAGCCTGTTCAAAAGGACATCGTCCATATTGGATGAATTCAAAGAGCATCGAACCCAGCACTTGCACTATACGATTGTTCAAATCATCTGGCGATTTCCTGGTCTCCATTGAAAGCATCTTCTGTATTGTAGCGAATTCTATCGGGCACGTGACGATCGTGTTGACCTGACCATCTAGTTCGTAAGTCGTGTAACGCCAAGAACGTTTCAAAAAAGACGGATTGTCAACGTAATCTGTAGCTACACGACCTTTGTCACTCGCAGTGTACATCACGTTGATTTGAGCTAAGGCTTTTGTAGCAGCAGGCTGCGTGAACTGTAAGCACGACTCATGGACGTTGAGTATGTTATCATCGCCATATGTCATAACGCGGACTTTCTCAAAGAAATCTTCGTTCGGATAAACGGACTCGAAAGCGTAAATCATGTACATCAGATTAGCAATCCCGTTGATAATGACAGTTAGCGGATGTCCAGAAGCATTGGTACCATGAAGCCGCAGTATGTCTCCGAAAAAGAGCGTAGTTGGATTGGCGATATCATTTGCCAAAGCATCCAACATAGTCTCAAATTCACGTTTTTCTTGAGGATCTAATTCTTCGTAGTAGTCAGTTTGCTTGAGTAGCTCTCGTAATACAGACCAGGCGGCTAACAGCCATTCCTGTCCCATACGCTGATCGTAACTACTGAAATCACCGCATATAAAGTGTTTGCCCCAACCGTCAGGAACGAGATGTTCCATAAGTTTGGCCCACTCTTTACTGAAGCAATTAGTTCCAACTGCAATGCCT